AGATAGAGGCTGATACTGTAACTACCGGGAACGTGATTGACGTTGCGAACGCAGACGCTCTGACCACAGGCGGTATCGCTGACTTCGTGAGCAACAGCGCTGATACGGGCACACGCAGTCTAGTCAAGATTCATAACGATAACGCCGCAGCAGTTAACGCCACAGCCCTAGAGATCGTACAGGACTCAACGGGGAATGCTTTAGACGTTACGGGTGACACTTTTGTCGAGGGGCTTCTCTCAGTTAATAGCGACGGATTAGGGGCGCAGTCGCTGAATGTATTCAGTGCAGGGGTATCAGGAACCCTTGCGACATTTCAGCACAACAGCGCAGCAGCAGGAGATACCATAATCTCCGTACCTGTGGCGGGGATTATTGCGGGGGATCTAGTAGGTGTTTCGTTAACAGGGAACACCTCTTCAGGCGATCTTAGCAATGTAGTTCAAAACAGCGGGAACGGTGGTGCTCAAAGTACATACAGAGTACTTGGGACAGGGGACGCTTTTATAAACTTTGATATAAACGGAGGTCAATCTTGGGCTATAGGATTAGACAACAGTGACTCTGATAGCTTCAAGATAAGCGGAACCAGCTCTTTAGGCGGAAACGATTATCTTATAATCGACACCAGCGGTAGCGTTGGTATCGGAACTACAACCCCGAACGGTCTTTTAGAAGTTGATGGAAATGTCAGGTTTGGCGACACAAGCACCGGGCTTGGATTCTCCATTCACAATGTCGATGAGTATCGCATAAGCGGTCACGATGTTGGCGGTTCAGCTTGGAACTCTATTCACCTCAGAGCTGACGGTACTGACGGGCTGTTTATCGAAAAAGATACCAATAACGTTGGTATCGGAGACTCGACCCCAACAGCCAAACTCCATGTGTCGGACGCTACAGCACCAACAATCAAGCAAACGAGAACAGGCACCGGGCAGACTTGGATACAAGGGATTGATTCAAGCGGTCGCTTTTACATGCAGGAAGCTGCCAGTGAAGGTGGTACAGCTTACACTCGATTCACTATTGACGACACGGGTCAGTTTGGCATCGGCTTAACAGCACCCACAGCCACGCTGCATGTGGATTCACCAGCCACAACAACCAATGCCTTCCAGATCGAGGCTGATACTGTAACTACAGGGAATGTCATCGACGTTGTGAATGCCGATGCTTTAACTACTGGTAGCATTCTTGATTTAGTTAGCAATAGCGCGGATACAGGCACACGCAGTCTCGTTAAGATCCACAACGATAACGCTTTGGCTACTAACACTACTCCGCTAGAGATAATCAATGATTCTAGCGGGGCTGCTATTGATGTTAGCACCACAGGCAACGGTATCAACGTAGATTCAACCAGCGCACTTTTAGCAACGTTTGGCCGAAGCGGGACTACAGCTGTCACTATCGGAGCATCTAGCGCCACAGGGCAGTTCTTATTGCAAGGCACAGTGGGAGCAAATTTGAACTTGGGTAGGGAGAATGCGACCGGCGAGTTCGTTATGACCACCGGAGGTACGAGCATCGGCAGCGGTACTGAGATTTTGAGGATCGACACTAGCAGTAACGTGCAGGCGAACTCCTTCACAGCCAGCGCTAGTGCAATTACTACAAGCACCGCTCTGGATATCAGTGACGCCGATTCTTTAACTACTGGTAGCATAGCTGAATTCGTAAGTAACAGCGCGGATAACTCATCTCGCAATTTAGTCCAAATTATAAACGAAAACGCTGCCGCTATAGGTGCGACCCCTCTTTATATAAAGCAGGACAGCAACACCACAGCATTAGAGATAGAGATGAATGCGAATAACCGGGCTGTATGGGTAAACCAAAATGGTAACGGTGTAGGTGTTGAAATTGATACGGAAGCAACCACGGCTGATGCTATTCAAATCAAAGCTAATACACTCACCACGGCAAACGCTATTACTATTGATAACGCTGACTCTCTGACCACAGGCAGTATCGCTGAATTCGTTAGCAACAGTGCTGACACCGGGACTAGAAGCCTAGTAAACATTCACAACGATAACACTGCTGCAACCGGGACTATTCCTCTTTATGTCAATCAGGACGCTAACGTTGATGGTATTTATGTAGAAACCGACGCGACAACTGAAGACGGTATTATCGCTGTGGCTAACAGCGTGACAACTGGATCAGCAGTCCGTGCTTACATGAATTCATCGGCTACTGGTAACCTGAGAGGTGCGCTTCGCGCTGACCAAGCAAACGCATCAGCAACGTCCGCTTATTCCGGTTATTTCATACAAAAGAGCACTCAAACCGTTCTAGGTTTGCAGAAAGGCGCAACAGTTGCTGGCGGGTTCATTGAATACAGTGGTGATGAAGGCGCAAACACAACAGATCCAGTTAGTACGCACGGCACCGCTGGAACAATTCAAAAATGGATACAGGTAGAGGTTAACGGTACGAAGTACTGGATGCCTGTGTACTCAGACCCTAGCGCGTAAGGAGCGCAATTAAAATGACAGACTTAAATTTCACACTAGACCCAGTAAGTACCTACAATACTTCTGGACCCCCCAGAAATGGATATAAGTATAGGTAAATGGTACTAAGTACTATATTTCCACATACTCAGACTTTAACGCATAAGGAGCGTAAATAATATGTCACACATAATAAACTTCACAATCACAATCCCAGACGATCAGGAAGATCGTGTAATAGCAGGAATGCAGACGCATTACGGACAGGTACAGGACGGTACTGACCCGGATACAGGTGACCCTGTATTTCGGGATCTTACTGAAGATGAGATCGTCCAGCGTATCAAAGACGAGACAGTTCAGAGACTTATTGATATAGTCCGAAGTGTCGAGAATCAGGCTGCTGCTCGAGCAGCTATTGACAGCGTGTCTCCAATAGACGCGATTTAAATTAAAACTAAAAAGGAAATGTAAAAATGGAAAATGTAAAATTATCACTAAGCCAAGAAGAAGTTAACGCACTGGTATCGTTGTTAGATATTGGCGTTAAAGCTTCGGGTTTGCAGTCGGTTCGTGCAGCTACCGCTTTGGTCAGTAAGATAGAAGAGGCAGTAGCCGAGTCCAACAAACCAACAGAGGAGTGATATGTTGGGGCATACCGGGGGCGGTAGCCCCCATCCCCACTAAAAGGAACAAGTAATGTCAGTCAAAGCACTATACGTCGAACATGATTATTGGGAAGAGGGATATACTGAGGTATTTATATATCTGCCTTATTATGTTTTTGAAGAGATTTCCATAGACCAAGGAATAATAAATGTAGACGTAAATTTTGAGGTGACTGTAGCTACTGTTCAACAAATATCGGTGGATGTTTCCTCGATAGAGCTGTCGCCTATAGACGTAGAAAACTTTGAGGTATTATAATGGCTGTTAAGAAGTACGATCTTTGTGACTTAGTTCGTGGAGACGACTGGACAATAAAAATGATTATTAAGGACGAGGATAATGTTCCTATAGATGTTACTAATAATCTTTATTGGTTTACTGTCAAGCAGAATAAAGATGACCCAGACCCCGGACTAGCTCAAACTTATGTGACTGCTGACGGAGAAAACTCCACCAACGGAGTAGTATTTATACGAATGCAAGATACAATAACCAGAAGTATAGAGCCTGGTAGATACTACTATGATATTCAAGAGATTGATGGACTTGGAAATGTATTCACTCTGCTGTTGGGTAGAGTAAGAGTTGTTCAAGATATAACTATTGATAAAATTGGTTAAGTGTAATATGGACGAAAAAGAATTAGAACTAGAAAGAAAGATAACAGATCTAGAAATAAAAGAAGAGAAGGCAGAAGCTCAAAAAAAGTTAGCGTGGGCTGCTATGCTTTCTATGGTTTTATTTACTGGGGCTTTATTTACAGGTTTTATAGCTGATAATAGGGTGGATGCTTTGAGTGACCTACTTGGACTATTTTTCATAGCCCAAGCAGGTGTTGTTGGAGCTTATATGGGCGTTACAGCCTGGATGAGCAAGAAATAATTACTTAAAAATATCCTGCCAGTTACCACTAGTGCTAGCTCGGGCATACTCAGTTGCTCTGTTTTCAAAGAAATTAGTATGCTCGACAGCATTAATCATATAATCTAGCCAAGGCAAAGGATTATCTGCACTATTAAATATTTTCTTCATACCCAGTTGTAGTAGTCTACGATCTGCAATATAGCGAATGTATTGCTTTATTTCTTCCGGTTCTAGTCCTTTAATGTTACAGTTTTCAAACGCAATGTCAATAAAAGCGTCTTCTAATTCTACAACCCTTTCAGCCGCGCAATAAATCTCATACTTGAGTTCGTCATTCCATAGTTCTGGATTTTCTCTGATATACTCTTTAAATAGCCTTGTCATTCCCTCTACATGGAGTGTCTCGTCACGAATACTCCAAGTTACTATCTGCCCCATGTTTTTCATCAGGTTATTTCTAGGAAAGTTTAAAAGGATTGCAAAACTACTAAATAGTTGAACTCCCTCAGTAAAGCCACTATAGACTGCCATAGTTTTGGCTAAATCTTTTGGGGTATCACTGCTAAAATTTGACAAGTAATCATGTTTATCAGCCATAGCTTTTACATCCATAAACATCTGATATTCTTCTTCAGGAAACCCAAGAGTTTCTAATAGAGTAGAATATGCTTCTTGATGCACCGCCTCCATAGCGGCAAATGCTGACAGCATCATCCGTACTTCAGGAGCTTTGAAGTTTGGAAGATAATGAGTCGCATACCCACAACAAACATCTACGTCACTTTGAGTAAAAAATCTAAAAATATGTCCTAGTAATCTTTTACTGTCCTCATCTAGCCCTCTATAATCCTTCAGATCGTCAGCCATAGGAACCTCGTCCGGCAGCCAATGCATATGCTGTTGATTTTTGTAAGCCTCGAATGCCCAACCATATTGGAACGGCTTATAATAGTTTCTCTCTTCTGTTAACATTTTACTCCTCAATAAAAGGTAGAGCGTCTCTTTCTTGCTCTATGATGGTTATACATAGATTAGTTACTTCTAAATCTTTTTGTAAAAACCATATTTTCTGTTGTATTTTATCTAACTCTTTTCTGTAAAACTCTAACTCTTTTTCTTTTCTGAGTTTTTGTTCCACAATTTCCGACATAAGTATTATTTTAGTCATATCACCAATTATGTACTATATTGCTCATTATAAAGAAGCAAGTTACAAAGTTTACTAATACTATAAGTGTTCTTAAAACGGCCACAATATTATCATAGTTTTCTGTCTTATCGTCACTAAAACTTCCTATAGTATACTTCCAAATTGTCCAAAGTTTTAACCCCACTGTGTTGCCATAGCCTCCGCAATTCCAAAATAAGTAATACTTCTTTCATGCCCACTACCACCACCTAGTTTAGACTGTCCCTTATCAGATTGGTTAGACCATCTAGGCTTTCCATCAACCATTCTAGGATCTATATATGCAGTATCTTTTAGTGATGGCAAGCCTCTTAGCCATAGCCCTGTTTTCTTTGAAGCATCTTCTCCAAAATTGTAAGGCTGTATATACTGTGGCTTTGGCATAAAGCTCAGTCTGGTGTTTATGCACCCCACTGGATTTTCTAAGCACATTTTCTCTACTGGAGCATTCCATATGTCGGACACAAACTTTAGTGCATCTTCGGTTTTTTTCGCTCTTTCAGGCTGCCTCTTATTCCAGTGCAAACCACTAGAGCTAAGATAGGTGCATGGAGGGTGCGCTATTACTAAATCCCAGCTTTCACTATATAAGGGCTCTAAGCAGTCTCCTTTTATGTGAGGCCCGGGAACTTCTGTTTCTAATAAGTCGCAAGAGATTGCATCATGTCCCATAGCAATAAAACAATCTCTTACAACACCGCTAAATTCACAAGCCACTAATACTCTCATCCTTCGCAGGCTAAACACCCCTCCTCGTCAAAATCAAATACATAGTCTCTCAACGCCTCGTCAGATACTACTTCAGCTCTCTTCATAGCAAGACTTCTAGCATAGTATAATGTCTTCATGCCCCTGGCCCATGCCATCATATGAATATTGTGAAGCTCCTGCTTACTAACGTTAGCAGGGAAGAATACATTTACACTTTGAGACTGACATATAAACTGTTGTCTATCCGCAGCAAATTCAATTACCCACTTCTGATCAATCTCAATAGCCGTCTTGAATACGTCTTTAGTGTAATCATCCAGAAAGTCTAAATGTTGTACACTGCCATTGTTTGTGGTTATACTTTTCCATACTTCATCATTGTTCATGCCAATCTCGTCCAGATGATGCTCTAGGTATTCGTTCTTTAGTAGGCTAGTGCCTGATTTGGTCTTTTGTGCAAAAGCATTGGCTAGATAAGGTTCTATGCTTGGGCTAGTATTAGCACATATAATGCTGCTACTTGCGTTAGGTGCTATGGCAAGCAAATGTGCATTACGAACTCCATAACCCTCTGCATCTGGGCATTCTCCACGCTCTTTAGCCAGTTCTCTAGTAGCTCTATCTGCTTCTGATTTTATACGAGAAAATGCTCTCATATTAAAACTTTTAGCCATTACACCTTCAAAAGCTATATTGTTTCTTTGCAAATATGCGTGAAACCCCATAGCCCCCAAGCCAATAGATCTTTCCCTCATTGCACTGTACTTAGCTTTAGCTAAAGCATCAGGAGCATTCTCAATAAAATAACTAAGAACATTATCTAACATGCGAACCAAGTCTGGTATGAATTGGTCATTATTGCACCAAGAGTCAAACTCTTCCAAATTTACACTAGACAAGCAGCATACTGCCGTTCTGTCTTGGCTTGTTGGCAAAGTTATCTCTGAACATAGATTAGACTGATGAACTTTTAATCCCAAATTTCTTTGATACTCTGGTAGGGCGTTGTTTACTGCGTCCTCAAACATAATGTAAGGCTCCCCAGTTTCTACCCTATTTTGTAGCATCTTAACCCACAATGCTTTAGCAGCAACAGTTTTTGTTACTTTACCGCTATGGGGGTCTATCAAATCCCAACTATCATCAAAGCCGGGGATTTCTGTGGCCTTGGCAATCAGTCTCATGAATTTGTCTGGAACCACCACAGCATGATGCAAGTTAGTAGACTTACGGTTAATATCACCGCCTGTGGGCTTTCTAACATCAAGAAATTCTTCAATTTCTGGATGAGATACGTGTAGATACGCTGCATAAGAACCTCTCCTAGTAACTCCTTGGGAGAAAGCAAGCATTTCAGCGTCCACTACTTTCATAAAAGGTATAACGCCTGTGCTCTCACTACCATTACTTGTTTTAGAGCCTACAGATCTAATATTACTCCAACAACCACCAACACCCCCACCAGCAGAGGATAGCCAAGCATTTTCTGTGTAGTGATCTGTAATACCACCACGACTATCTTCTACATAATTTAAAAAACACGATATAGGCTGACCTCTAGTTGTTCCTCCGTTAGACAATACAGGCGTTGAGAACATAAACCACAAGTTACTAGCATAGTCGTATAGACGCTGTGCATGAGCGTCATTGTCGGAAAAAGCCAGAGCAGCACGAGCAAATGCATCTTGCGGAGAAGTTTCTCCCTCTATTAAATATCTATCTTCTAGTGTTTGTATACCAAAAGGCGATAAAAGCCTATCTCTCCCATAATCAATTTGCATTCATATACTCCATAACTCTATCATCAATTTCAGATAGACTGTGACCTGCTTCTGTGATAGCGTCTTCACAAAAGGTTATTAGGTCCATAAGCTCATAGTTTTTCATGAGCAACTGCTTATTATCGTTAAGATTTTGTATATACTTATACTTACTTTCTATTGGAAGCATATCGTAAATATCAAAAGCTGTACCATATGTTTTTATAAGTTCTGTAGCTCTCTTTGGGCCAATACCTGGAATCCCGGGTATATTATCACCAGAATCGCCAGTAAGAACTTTATAGCTAATATAGTCTTCTATTGGAAAGTCAAAAAACTCATCCCACGTATGAACTGTAGTTTCTTTTCTAGTAACAGTAGAGAACCTAGAAACATTATCGTTTACCATAAGATCCCAGTCCTTATCACTAGAAATTAGCCAAATATCCTCTATACCAAACTTCTCTCTTTCCTTGCATATGTATGCGGCAATATCATCGGCTTCCACTTCTTTGTATCTTAATACTAGAAATTTCTCCTCAAACATTTCTACTACTCTTTCGTAGGCTTCGAAGAAAGCATTAGAGCGTTCTTTCTCTTCTTCTGTTTGATCTGCAAATTTTTCTTTTCTGTGTGCTTTATACTCTGGAAGTATTTCTTTTCTATATCTACTCTGATATAAGTCTGCTGTAACTATAACTTTTGCGCAATCGTAAGACTGAGCAAGGCTTTCTACAGTCCTTACATAGTCTAAGTCATAATCATCGTATTTCTTTCCATGTTTCCAACGAAAAGCAACATTCATAGCATCTAACACAAGAGCATTCTGATTTTGTAATGGTTCTGGAACCATAGACATAAATTCACTCACTTTAGAAACTCCACTTTTTCTTCTTTTAACCACTCTTCCGCAAGCATTAGATAACAGTCTAACCAAGAAACATATGTATACCTGCACTTATCTGGGCAAATACTTGCTCCCACAAAGATCTTTGATCTTGAATACTTGAAGAACAACAGCGGTTCTTGATTTCTTTCGGCAGCCTGTTCTATTAGTTTAGGCCACCACTGTAGTATGTAGTTTGTTTTATTAGTAAATATTTTATCGGTAAAGGGTGAATTTTCATAATTCTTAACCTCTATACAAAATCTATTGTCCTCATGGGGCACATACAAATCCCCTTTCAAATAAGAAAGAGCGCCCGAGGCGGGCACCCTTTCAAACTGTAGCTTGGTATGCTCCCGAAGCAAATCTCTAACAAGATACTCTCCGCGAGCACCCTTTGCTCTTGAATCAACCATTTACTAACCTACTTATATTATTGTGCTTTTGCACCTCTATCTTTTCTAGTAGTGGATGAGACCACAAGTGAGATACCAAATATGTATTTAGTTCTTCCTCAAGTAAAACCTCAATTAGTTTTTCCCTTCCGGACTCATCCAGAACATTCATAACTTCATCTAAGAATAAAACATTAATCTTACTAGAAGACAAGCTATTCATTAGCTTTCTAATAGCTAATAGAGTAGCCGTATTTACCCTTGCCAGTTCTCCACTAGATAAAGCCAATATATCAATTACGTTTCCATTATCCGTAACTTCCACATTTAGTTTATCATTGTTTACTGCAAAGTTCAATGTAAACCTACCATCAGATAATTCTGACAAATATACGCTTGTAAGTTCTTCTAACTCTTTTACAAGGTTTTCTATCTTATAAGCTATAAGTCCTGTGGTGCTAAATGCTTTTTTCAATATCTCAATATTTGATCTACGCTCACCACAAGAATCGTACTTATCTTTAGAGTCTTTAAGATCTGACTCAAAATTAGCCGTTTGTTCTAGTATTACTTCTATGCGAGCATTGTGGGCTGCAATTTCAGTATTTTCTCTCTCAACAGCTTCCAAAATATTTCTATCTTCTTGTATCTTATCTTTTAACATGTATACCATTTTTGATAGAGTATCCTCGTCCAGAACTTCAGAAGGCATACTGGTGTCTATGGAATTATATAATTCACTCCATTCTCTTTTTGCTTTATTCTTCTCTATAAGATTAGAATTTGCCTCTTTTATATCCTCTATGGAACTTTTAACAATATCAAACTCTGCTTTTAAAGTTTCCAGGCTACTTCTATGATGCTCCATCTGTTCGGAAAACTTTTCTTTAGGTATATCTTGACCACACGAACCACATACATCTGGAGTGGATTCAATCCTTTTTATTTCCTTTTTAGCGTGGTCTGCAAACCCTTTTATCTCTCCTAATTTAGATTGTAAATCATCATAAGAGATTAATTCTTCTGGAGCTTCCATAGAGTTAATTTTATTTATATCAATACTACGAAGAAGGTTTTTCTTAGTATTATTTTGTAAAATTTTTCTGTTCGTAACCGAAATATTTTCAAGTTCCAACTGTAACGAAGCCAATTCTTTTACGGTGTCTTCATTGATTTTTGGTAGATTTTTCATTACCTTTGGTTTGGTATCACTCAATTTGTTATTTTCCAACCATTTTTGTGCTACCGAAACCTTGGCTTCTAACCCTGCGTATTCTTTATCAATCTGCCTTGAGGCGTCCTTGAAAACTTCAAACAATTCTACATACTTTTCCAGTCCTAGAAGGTCTATAAGAAACTTTTTTCTATTCGCATCTGTTGCTGTTAAAAAGTTTAAGCTATTATTTGTGTTTTGATATACTACTTGAGTAAAAGTTTTAAAATCATAACCAAGAACAGCTTGGATATTTTTATAAGTATCCGTAGCTGTATGACTACTAATATCTTCCCCGTTTTTAGTAAATACTGCTTTTAGAGATGCTTTTCTTTTAACAGATACCGTATAAATATCTTCTCCAGAAGAAAATTCTACAAATATTTCGTATCCTTTCCCAATATCTCTATTAGCTATATCTGCTTTTTTGATCCCCTTACTGTTTTTATTAAATAAAACTTCCTCTAAAATTAACGGGATGGAGGATTTCCCCACCCCGTTAGTTCCCAATATCTGGGTTATTTTAGAAGAAGATAAGTCTACTTCATTGTTTTCGCCATAGCTAAAACAATTACTCCATCGTAGTTTCTTTAGAATAATCATTATATATTCCAATAACTCCTGGTATCTTTTCTTCGGGTATCTCTAAAATATATGTTAGATACTCTACTAATTCTTCACCTATGCTAAGATTATTTCCTAACACTAAGGCTGCTTCTGTGCTTCTTTTTACAATTTTCTTATCTAACAAAGAAGAGTTAGAAACTTTAGAAAGGTCTCCAAGGTCTCCTTCGAGTTCATAAATGACATGATCGTAAAACTCCTGTACCATATCGTCCTCAGAAGATACGGTCTTTCTTATTAACTGAGGAAGTTTTAGCTCTTCCCAGTACCAATCGTTATCCTCCATTAGAGCTATAATTACACCTGTTGACACCCTGTTACGGTGAAAAGATGTAGTCATAGGACTTCCAGGATACACTATATTTTTCTGTGTGTTGCTGTGACTATGTAAATCCCCAGCATATACTACAGGAAATCTAGCGAACCTCTCTAAGTCTACCTCGGGGGTAACGTGAGGGGGTATTTCGCCCCTCACATGAGTAAACACAGGTAAGTTAGAATTAAGTATCTCGATACTATCCTTTTTATGTAAATCACAGTAAGGAAGTATACTAAAACCTCTGCTATCTTCATAGCTCTCATCCACTATAGTTACTAATGGATTTAGTCTCTGAGTAACTTCTCCCAAAGAACTAAAGAAGGTTTTATTCTTTTTAGTTGCTTCGTGATTTCCATCAAAGATTATAGTTTCTACACTTACTTTCGATATAAACTCAAAGTATAACTCCAACTCATCTAGGGTTGGTACTCTGTCGAATATATCTCCGCCAATAATATGTAGATCTACATCTTCCTCAAGGCTATGTATCTGCTCAAAGAAACTGTTATATCTTGCAATAGCCCAATTAACTGGGACGTTTTTCTGCCCCAGTTTTATGTGCCAATCTGCGCTAAACAGTATCTTCATTAAGACACATCAAAGTCGTCGTCATCAAACTCTTCTGCGTCTGATTCGTCAACATTCTCAGTATCTTTGCCCATCATACGCTCAAGCAACTCTTTTTGCTGCTCAGGTGTAGGTCTTCCAAAGATTTCTTCTACATCCGGTGCTCCTTCAATCAAAGCGCGAACCTCATCGGATACCGGCCCCTGAGCTTTAGAGCATTTCAGCTCTTGGATATTATACTTTACATTCATGGGCTGAGGACCAGTCTTTTCTTTCTCGTAGCAGATATCCCAACCTTTATCTAGGTCTGTGGGGTCTCCCAAGTCCGCTGCCAGTTTGATTACTCGGTCCATAAGGGTTTTCTTTGGATTGAAGATTTTAATTTCACCATTCTCAACACAAAGCATAACATAGCCATACTTTGACTTGAGGTCTGGGTAGTAGTGCCTAACCCAGTCTTTCTCAATGTTAGTCCAACGCTGTTGGTCTCTATCCCAAGATAGACACTCTACCGGCATAGTGCGACCTTCTGCGTTAGTTACCCAGTAAATATAACGAGGAATAATACCACCGAAGATACGAATACGATTGTCTCCGAATTGAGGCTTGTGCTCGTTTAGCTTCTCCCGACTACCGCCGGTATCTTCTTTCATCTGTCCAAATGCTAATGCCATAGTTTTTCCTTTTGCTTATGCTTCATAAAGAAACTGGATGCTATCACCTACAATTTCAAGAAGCGGATTGTTTGCGAACTTTTCAGTTGAGACTGGGCATCCCAATACCGAAAGATCGGCTTGTTTAGTTATTTTATAATGGTTGTAGCTTCTGTAGCTGGCTATGCCAACATACTGAGCTATATGACGAGGGGTATGAACATGCCTGTTAGCGAGAAGTCGCTCAGGATGAACTAAGAAGCTCTGCCCAGACCAATCTGTATAGGATAACCCATACATAGGATCGAACTTGCTTTTTGGCGTGAGGTTAAAAGTTTGATAGGCTATAACCCTTATTACAAGGTTAGCATTGCCCTTAGCATAGAGCCGTATTTTTTGCCAATCGTAACGAATAAGCACGCAGGATTTCCCAAAGTCAAGAGTATATTATACAGGGTGTCACCTAAAATGTCAAGAAATATTTTTATCATATGTCTGTAAAAGATACACGATAATCTTGTTGACGGTAGTGGGCCAGCCTTGTTCCAGCTTGCTTACTTGCCGTCTTTCCCTTTAAGTTTACATCAACAATAACCGGCTGTATTTTACCCGGATATTCCCTAACAACACGCCCTATTAACTGTGTTAGTAATGGCGTATTATTTACAGGGGTTGCAAGAATGAGACAGGAGAGTGGATTTACTGATATGCCTTCCGAGAATATACTCTGTGTCCCTAGCAATATATCTACTTCTCCTGCTTTTACTTTCTCTAATCTTTCCTCTCTTTCTTCTAAAGTATTTTCGCCAGTAATAATTACGGCGTGCTTCCCTATAGTTAGTTTTAGGCGTTTAAGAAAGTTCACTCTATCACTGACTAAGAGCACTTTGTGCCCTTTATTTTTGTATATGGCTGCCAGCATCGCCACTATTTTGCCATACTCCTCGTTAGCTACAAGATCATTGACCCGTAACGCCCAAGGAGCACGACCATCCATGAAACGAATTTTAGACTGTATAATGTCTACTTTAGGTTTCATGAAATTTTCTGGAGGCGGAGTAAATCTAGTATACCCAAAATAATCGGGCATAAGTATATGCCTACCATCTTTTCGTTCAACAGTGCCCGACAAACCTATTTTGTACCTTGCGTAAGATGCATCAACAAGTTTATTGAATGTATTGGCTGGAATATGATGACATTCGTCAACAATTATAGTACCAAACTTTGTAGCTATCTCGTCTTTGACTTTATATAATGTCTGAACGTTTCCAACTACAATATTCTTATCTATTTCCTTTCTCCCAGAACCAATTACTCCAGGCTGTATTCCGAAAACTTTTATTATTTCCTTTTCCCACTGCGTTCTTAGCGCAATAGTATGAGTTATTATAAGAGTTTTTTGACCCAACTTACCTGCAATAGCTAATGCTGTGAAGGTTTTACCCCAAGACACAGAAGCGTTAATTACAGCGTTGTCATCAATTCTATCATAAACATCTTGTTGAGATTGCCTAAGATCGAACTTAAACTCTGGAAACTCTACAGGAATAGTTACTCTCTTATCAACTATTTCATAGCCTTTGGGTATTAGATCTACCCTACCAACAGGTATGGATATTAGACCAGACCTAACCCTCTTCATATTTTTAATGATAGTGGGCGGCTTGTCCTCCCTATAAGAAGGTATCTCATAGGTAAGTTTCTCGTCGAACTCCGTAAGTTCATACGGCTCAACATTCAACATAATCCTGTTAGATATTATAGCTTTACCCATTTTTATATTTAGCTATTAGATAGTCCTTTACAAACTTACTGCGAACTATATCATCTATTCCGAAGTCTACAAAATCAAACTGATCCATGTCTTTTATAATTCCCATAAACTCTTTAATACCGCTTGATTTTAAATCTGACTGAAAAAAGTCTCCACAGAATATTATTCTACAGTTGTGACCAACCCTTGTTATTAGGCTGTCTAACTCATGAAAACTCATATTCTGACACTCATCCACAATCACTACAGTATCTTGAAATGTTACTCCCCTAACATGGGAAGTAGTAATAAACTTTACAGCATAGTTCTTTTTAAGAATGCCATATGCGTCACCCCTATGAAAAAGCTCACTACATATTGCTATGTATGGTTGCTCATAGACTTTTGACTTTTCTTCCTCATTGCCTGGAAGGAAGCCCATTTCCCTCGTAGGAACTGCACTTCTTACTAAGGTAATATCTTTATATTTCTTTTTTATCATGTCATCAAAGGCAAGATACATTGAAATATATGTTTTACCAGTACCAGCACAACCATGAAGAAATAAATTCTTATCAGACTCGAATACCTTTAGTTGTCCTCGGGTAAGAGGATCAATATCAATTAACTCTAAGTTAGCAGAATTTAATTTGTCATTGCTCATTTTCTTTTTACGCACTAAATCATCCTTCTATAGCTTTTACACTTATCCTCAGAGAAATCGTATATAAGCCAAGGCTCATTGTTTACAATGATAACATGAGCCCATTCCTTGCCCAAGGGGGCAGACTTCAAAATAAATGGAGAATTGTAGCCATATAGCCACAACCTACAGTAGTAATCCAAAAATTCCTTATTTTTTATTTTTATGCTTTTTATATTGACGTACTTAGTTTTTAAGTATCTAAAACAGTTACCCTTAGTATCTATAAAATTTTTATACTTAGACTTAACTAATGCTGTAAAATCCTCATACATAATATTCAATAAATATTTCCTATGAGGAGTGTGTAAACGGCGTCTACCCAAAGTTGATTGCTTTTGGTTTCTGTCGTCTATTACTTTATCATTACACTTTAGCAGACCATCTCGGTAAGTCAGTTCCCCGGTAAGAGCATACACAGGGAACTCTACTCTAGTTAGAATTTTATCATACGTTAATTCTATTAGCATACTGCTTCTCAAACTTGCCAAAAGCATAGTCTTGGCCAATGTCAAAGTCGCAACCAATGGGGAAACCTGGTATGGATATTCCACGATCCATCTGTATACGTTCTTGTAAAATTTCACAGTATACGTCTACATCCTCATCCGCAACATCAGCAAGAACCGAGTCGTGAACCAAAGCAAACATGTTAGCATCTAGTCCGTCGGCTTCCACAATTTGTTGTGCTTCCATAGCACCTATCAGATTTACATCCGAGGCAGGTGATTGGACAATAAAATTGAGGCCGGACCGTATTGCGTGGGCAACAGTCCCTTTGTTATCAGACTGTACATCAGGTAGCCTTCGCTTCCTGCCAAAATGAGAATAGACATGAGCATCACGAGCAATGGCCGCTTTATTCCTGTCAATCCATCTTTTAAGGGTGCTAAAGTTTCTGAAGTACTGGTCAATGATTTCTTGTGCTTCTCCAACGGTAAGATTACCTCCATCTTTATTTACTTGGGTGCTAATTGTAGGTGCTCCCGCCCCATAAATAATACCAAAGTTTACAGCTTTGGTAGCCTGTCTGTAGTCTGGATATAGTTTATCCACATCCTCTACTTCGCAATCAAGGTTGAATACATCCTTAGCTACAGTAGAGTGAAAGTTAGTTCCTGCTTTGAAGATTGCTTGCAGCTTCTTGTCCCCAGACAATACAGCAGCAACATATATCTCAGCAGTAGTTAAGTCCATTGCTACAATCTTACGACCTTCTGGAGCTTTTATACAACCTTTTACAATTGCATTGTCCCTAGGTATCTGTTGCATGTTCAATTTACCACTAGAGGATAATCGACCTGCAACAGTTCCGTGAAGATTGAAGTTAGTTCTAAGTCTGCTATCTCTGTCAAGCTGAGGAATAATCTTATCAATATAAGTATTCTTTAGCTTAGTATCCTTTCGGATATTTAATATCATAGCAGGAACTTCATGTTCCTTAGACAGCATATCCAAAGCCTCAGCGCCAAGAGAGTCTGCACCCTTGTCTGTCTTTATGCCAGTGGGCCTAAGACCAAGATAGTCAAAGAACAGTTTACGGAGCTGAATAACACTATTAGGGTTAAACTCTCCGTTAGCTTCAAGAAAGGATTTTACTTCTTTCATGTCTAGTAACTTATCAGTCATCTCCTGTATATCACCAGTAAGAAGGCTTTGTGCCGCAGCTAACCTGTCCTTATCAAAAGGAACTCCATTATCCTGAACCTTCATTAGAAATCTGCAAGCAGGAATAAGTATCTCGTTATAAACTTTTAGCAACTTAACATTACCACGTTTCAGAGCTTTTTCAAACTTCTGAAAGATCATAAATGTTACAGTAGCATCAAGAGCAGCATAGTTCTGCATAACATCAAATGGAATCCACTCCCACTTAAAGTCATCCTTACGAATGCCATGCTGCTTACGATACTCGTCCATCCACTCATACATAGGCTTTTCGTAGTCACCGTAATCGGTATACTTCATAGCCAATTGCTTCAATCCATGTGTTCCAGGACGCTCATCAATTACATAATGCATAAGCATTGTATCCTCAAAACGAGGAATAGTAATGTTGAAATGGTACTCAAACATAGGAATATCGAATTTAGCATTATGAAATACAGGTCTTTTCAGGTTGATTAGCTCTTGTAGCTTCTCTTCCACTCTTTCTGTAATTACGTCAGCATCAATATAAGCGCCAGTATCAGGAGCACCACAGATACTAATTCCCAGAATGTATCCGTTTCTAGGATATAATCCGCTAGTCTCAGAGTCAATCCCAAAGAAATCATACTCGTCATCAATAACTTTTTGTATATAATCATATGCCTCCTGCTCGTCCTGAATACCTATAAAGCTATCACCAATTTCTGCCTTCTTCTTGTTACCAGAAATGTATTGTTTGATGTTATCCACACCAGTTTCTAATACTCTTTTCACCTCTGGCTTAAAAGTAATCATTGCTGGGTTAATTAGGGGCAGAAACTTGCCATCTACCAAGGTTCCGGAATAGTCCATAACTTTGGTTGCTTTGGTGTAGTATTTTAAAGGTTCGGCTCCAACAAGAATAATCCAATCATAATCATCTGGATTCATACTTATATCAACATCTTTCTTTAGCACTTTTTGCAGACTAGCATCTGAGGCTAAAGAAAATCGGTCAAAAGGCCAAGCATTTCCAAAAACTTCTATATAGTTATTTTTGGAGGGCTTAGACTCTACAATTGCTATTTTCATGCTATATCCTTAGTTTGAATGTATATTATACAGGATAACGATAAGTAAGTCAAGAATTATATAGCTTCTTTCTTAAACTATTTACTTGAGGCTGTGACAGCTCTCCAGGATCACCACTTTTTAGACTTACTACTCTAACAGGGAATCCTTTACATATTTCTT